ACCGACCCATCCTCAACCGGGTGGTCGGTGAGGTCGCCGCTGGTGTCGTGTGACTCGCCGAGCGAGGCGTCGAGAACGAAGATGTCGTTGCCCGATCCGTCTTGGACCCGTGGGCCTGCGTTTCTGATTGGTTGGAGTAGCGTGATCATCAGTCGGTGCCTCCCTCGAGATCGCGTGCTGTTCGCCCAAACAGACGGCCGAGAGCACCCCCGATTTTACTTTCAAGGTCTTGTGCGAGCGCGTCGTTATCAGCGACCGTCGTGCCGTTGTTTTGAATCGTGATTGGGATTGAGGCGTCGACCGCCACCGACCGACTATTGTTGACCTGCGCATCGCGTCGCCCGGCGTCGACCCCCGGGTCTGCCGCGCCGCCTCCGATGAGGTCGGCCACGAAGCCGAGCGGGTTGGATGCTGCGTCGCCGATGCTTCTGCCGACGTCCGCGATCTCGTCGGTGATCAGCGAAATGAGCTGAAGGAAAAACATCTCCACCTCATCGATCATGTTGCTGAACGCATCAGACACCGGGTCCCAGATTGACGATGCCCATTCACTGATTTTGGTCCCCATGTCATCGAGCCACGGCTTCAGCAAATACCATATTCCGTCGAGGGTCTCGCCGACCGCTGCACCAAAGTTCTCAAACGCCGCAATGATGGCGTCAATGCCGACCGTGGAAAGATAGTAAATCAATCCGATAAGCAGACCGATCAACCCAATGATCACAATGAACGGCAGGCCTACTGTCGCCGCGAGGGCGAGCAGCACGACCATCAAGCCGGTCAGACCACCAATGAGCAGTTGGATTGATTCGTCGCCGCTCACGCCCATTTCCGTGAACGTGTCGCCCAGAATGGAGTCTTTGCCCTGCAGGAATCCCACGAGGTCCTCGACCGCGAGCAGCATGAGCGCGAGCAGGCCGACCGTGAACATGATCCTGCCTCCGAGCAAAAGCATCTGAAGGTTGACCTTGCCAAGCGCGAGCGACCAGTTGCCGGTCGCCAGCGCGACCGCGATCGTGTTGAACTTGGTCGCGACCAGCCCGATGCTGTAGGCGATGAGCCCGGTCGTGATCGCGGTGAGAACGATGCTGATTCCGGTCAGGTTGTCGAGGAATACTTTCGTGATCGCGGTGACTGTCGCCAGTGCTCCGGCGAGGGTCTTGCCGATGATATACGCCAGCGAATCCGCACCGCTCGCGGATTCGGTGAACAACTTGATAATTTTGACCAGTTCCTCGGCGAAGCCAGCGCGACCCACTGAGTCGAAGAACTTGGCGATGTTGTCCTGGAGGTTTGAGAACGCGCCGCCAATCGTGCCTGCCTGTCGGGCCATGCCTCCGGCGAAGTTTTCGCGCCCCAACTCGAACAAGGTCTGGCTGATTTCAGTCGCGTCCTTCTTGATCGTCTGGGTCTGCCCCTTGAACGAGATCTTCACTTGCTCGCCCTGCGTCCTCATGATGATGCCGAATTGCTTGAGGCGCTCGGCTTCGCCCGTGGTCGCCGCGGTCACCGCGTCGGCGAAGTCGAGAACATCTTTACCCATGCCTGCGGCGATGTCCCCCATTGCGGTCATGTCCTCCATCGTTGGCTCAAGGCCGACGGCGCGAAGCCGGGCAAAGCTCTCGACTACATTCTGGAGCTGGAACGGCGTAGTGCTCGCGAACTCCTGGAGCATGTTGAACGCCGACTCGGCCTTCTCGGCTGAGCCCTCGATCGTCTCCATCTGTGCGCGCAATTGCTGGAACTTTGAAATTGTCCCGACCATCTTGCGACCGATCATCGCAACGGCGGCACCGATGCCCAAACCGACAAAGACGTTGCGAAGCGTTTTGCCCATGCCTTTGACGGCCGAGTCTCCACGCTTCGCCTCGTCTTTGATGTCCTCGAGCCTGTCGTCGACCTGCGCCATCTTGCGCGTGTCAGCATCGAACGCCAGGTTGATTGCAAGCTCGCGAACTGTCGTCATTTTGGTGTCTCACTTGCTTTGCGTTAAGCGGCGTTCCTGCTCCCTGGCGACAAGCTCCTCGATGTCCGCTTCCACATCGAGCGCTTGGTGAGCCTCGAGGAGATCGACGAGTGTCCATTCTCGTCGCACCTCGAGGATTGAGCGCGCCAAACCATGTCGCACGGGTCGCCAGAAGACCCATGGAACATCGGATTCTTCTACGAGACGCTGCGCTTGACGAGCAAGAGCATCTTCTCGAGTGAACCTCCGCTTCCGAGTTTGTCGCGCAGTGAGGGGGCGAAGTTAATCTCCACGGCGAACAGCACCGCCTTCGCCAGCTCACCGAAATTTGCTTGATAAACCTTGCCGAATTCGACGGCAACTTTCTGCTCGCCCTCGACCCCGGGTGTCCGCCTCGTGGTGTACTTCAGAAGCTCTTTGCAGAACTTCGCACCGCCGGCGGCGACGAACTCGTTGGCGAGCGCGACGAGCGCTTTCGACAATTGTTCGCCGTCTACATCGCCCGCGACGCTTGCGCCCAGCTCGGTCATGTTGGTCACGTCTGAGGGCGCTTCCTGCCCGCGAGGTAGAGCGTTGATAAGTGGTCCCGACACCTCGCCGAGAATGCGAACGACTTTTGGCAAAAGCTCGAGCGCCTCCTCGGCGGGATGCGGAAGAATTGAGTACACGTGCTCGACGCCATCGGCGTCTTCGAGCTCGCGTGTTTTGGGAGTGATCGGCATGGTCGTTTGCCTCTGTGTTTTAGCTGCTCGGCTTAGCTAACCGCGCCGCCGTGATTGCGTTGGTATCGCGGCAGACGCACGGTCCACTCGCGGGTCGATGCTTCTTTGCCAAAGCTCATGTCGGAGTCACGTTCGATGTAGGCCTGAGCAGCCACCACCTGGTCGCCCGAATTGAGGTCCTTAATGAACACGCTGAAACGGTCTCCGATGCCGACCGCGAGGGCGAGCTGGAGCTTTGCGTTGAGCGCGTCATTTGAGAGCGACGTGCTCATCAGCGTGATCGTCATTGTGCCCGATCGAACGTTGGTTGCCGAGCGAGTCTCCTCGCCGTCGGCACCGGTTTGAGTGGTCCATATGTCGTCATTCGGAACGACCGTGACCGCATCATCTGGACCGAAGCCCTCAAGCGGTACACCATCGAGCGCGAAGACGCACTGTGCGAGGTTCCAAGTCTTGCTCTGTCCTGCTGCCATGGTTCAATCCTTATGCTGAAAGAGTGACAAAATCGACGGCCACGGTGCCGCGAATCACAACGTCCTTGACGCGTCCCGAGTATGTACCGCCGAAACTGAAACGATAGGTCCCGCTGGCTTCATCGGCACCAGACACATCGGAGCGGCGTGTGCCCACCAGCTCGCTCGATTCATCGTTGATGTGTCCGAGGCCCTCGGCCGTCTGGAGAACGCCAGCATTCACGCCGTCGATCTGGCGGAAGCCGCGGTCGTTGTAGCGCACTCGGTCACCCGAGTTGGCACGATTGAGAAGCAGTCTGGCGGTCGCCTCTTCCATGCGAGCCTTAAACCAAGCACCGGTCACGACCAGCTCAATGTCGAAGCCGCCTGAGGTCTGCGCTGTGCGCGTCGCGCCGACTCCTTTGAGGCTTGAGTAGTAGCTGATATTCTTCGCCTCGAGGTTCGCCTGAGCGGTCGAAGAGATGGTGTTGACTGTGACATTTGTGAGCGTGTTGAGCGCCGCAGTGGGTGCTTCGCCGTCGAAGTCGTTGGCGGCAAAGTAGCCCATCCATGCGCAGTCGGCATCGGTGGCGTCCACCGCGTAGTAGAACGGTACAACCCAACGGTTTGAGAGCGCCGCGAGATCGCTGAAAATGTCGGTCGTCGGAGCGCCGATGATGTCTGCCTGGCTCGACTGGCTCCAGAACAGTCGCTTGTTGGTGCTCGCGAAGGTCGCCGAGCGCTCAATATCGAGGTCGCTCCGCGAGTCGATCGCGAAGTGGAAAAAGTCAGCGTCGGCTTCAAATACCTCAGCCAGCTCGGTGGCAACGTTGACGTTCGCGGTCGTCTCGGTCTCGGTGATCGGGTCACCGGTCGAGGAGGTTGCCGTTGTGAACGCCTCGCCCGCAACGTCTGCGGTTACAGTCACGGTGTCCACGCCGTCGTCGACGGCAGTCACATCGGGGTCAGCGTCGACCGCCGTCGCGAGGCCAGCAGCGATTGCCGCGATAGTCGAACCGGTTGCCAAAAAGTCGTAGTCGGTCCCGTTGATCGTAATCGTATAGGTCCCGTCAGATGCGCCGGTGACCACGAAGTCATTGACCTGCGCAACGTCTGCCTCCCACCGCCCGACTTTGACGGTCGAGGGCGAGCGCGATTGAGCGAAGATGATGCCAACCTTGTCGCTGATCGCGGCGGTCAGGTCCGCGTCTGCCGCGGCGTCTGCCGCGCTTGTGTACGACTTCACGCGCTCGGTGAAACCGGCAGTGAGGTTTGAGGCCTTCGCCAAAATGAGCGGTGTGCCGAACCCCTGTCGAGTGATTGCGCCTGCGCCGAGGCTGATCGCCACGTCAAATACGAGATTGTCAATGCTCATGGGTGCTCCTTTATGGTGCGGTCACGTCTGTGTTGACCGGGAGGTTATCAGGTTCGAGGTCACCTGCGCCAATAACTCGTTGAACAACTCGAACAAAATCGTCCTCGGTGGTTCGTTCGGCGTAGCTAACAACGTAATCTTGCGTGCGTGATTGCTCGGTGGTCGTCTCGGAGAAGTTTGGCGTGTTCTGAATCGGAGTCAACGATTCGGTGACCTCGAGGCCCGCATCAGAGTTGGCCTGGCGCACGTCCTCGCGGTGCCGGCTTCGGTCGAGGGTTCGCATGATCTTGTAGCTGTCTCGACCGAAGGCGCGCACGCTGATTGTCGCTCGGCGTCGCTCGACCGTGATTGCCGTGTAGAAGCCCGGCGTCGTTTCGGCACCGGTGCATTGCTCGGCGTCCTGCAGTTCAGAATCGGTCAGGACCTCGACCATCACGAAAGGCTTTTGCGGGCGACCGAATCCCTGGTTGGCGATAATTACAGT